AAAGAGCGATAAGGGCTATGGCAAAGAATGGAGCTGATATTATATTTGCTACATCTTTTGGTTACATGGAACCTATGTTAAAAGTCGCTAAAGAATTTCCAAACGTTAAGTTTGAACACGCAACCGGTTATAAGCAAGCAAAGAATATGTCAAGTTATGGATTAAGATTATATCAAGCAAGACACGTTCAAGGTATCATTGCTGGTATGATGACTAAGACAAATAAGATTTGTTATGTAGGCGCATTTCCAATTCCAGAAGTAATTAGAGAAATTAATACTTATTACTTAGGTGCTAAAAAAGTTAATCCAAAAGTTGATATCGATATTGTATGGGTAAACTCTTGGTACAACCCGCCTAAAGAGGCAGATGCAGCTGCAGTCATGATCGCTGAAGGATGCGACATGGTAGCTCAACATACTGATTCACCCGCACCATTACAAACTGCACAGAAAAATGGTGTACTAGGTTTTGGTCAAGCTTCTGATCAGATTAAATTTGCGCCAAAGGCACAACTTACTGCTACCATTGATAACTGGTCGCCTTACTACATAGAAAAAGTTCAGGCAGTTATAGACGGTAACTGGAAGTCTGGAGATTATTTTGGTCATATGAAAGATGACGTAGTTCAAATGGCACCATTTACTAATATGCCTGATGACGTTAAAGCATTTGCACAGAAAATCAAAGAAGGTATTAGAGACGGTAAGTACTTTGCTTTCACAGGACCCATAAAAGATAACACAGGTAAGTTACAATTAAAAGACGGCGAGGTTGCTACTGATGCTCACTTAAATAGTATGATGTACTATGTCGAGGGCATAGACGCTACGGTGCCAAAATGATACCTGTTATCGACTTTGAAGGACCTAACGTCCTAGATAAAATCGAAGAAGCCTACACGACTGTAGGCTTCGCTGTCTTTACAAACAGTATATCTCGTTTTGAAAAAGCATCTATGCAATCTTGGTCAAATATTATGAAACAATTTTTTGACTTACCGTTAGAGAAAAAAATGCAGTACGCGTACGAAGGCGTTGATACTAACGTAGGTTATACCATGTGGTTAAAAGAAAACGTGGATCCTAAAGCTCCAAAAGATATGAAAGAGAGTTTTAACTATAATGACAAGAGAACTACTAACTGGCCAAAAGAAATAGAAGACTTCGAGACAGCAGCGCTAGTTTCGATAGACGTTGCTGACAGATTAACTTTACGAATATTAGAAAAATTTGACGATATATTAAAAAGTGGCACGACCATAGTCGATGCGCACGTACCAAACTATAGTACCACAAGATTTATACATTATCCTGCGTATACTGGTAAAGTTGAAGATAAACAAATGAGAATAGGTGAGCATAGCGATTATGGAACTATCACTCTTCTCTGGCAGATAAATGATGTACCGGGTCTTCAAGTACAGGATCTTAAAGGTGAGTGGCATCCGGTGCCGTACGATGAAGACGGAGTCGTGTGTAACATTGGAGACTTATTACAAAGATGGACTAACGATTATTTTGTAAGTACAAAACATCGCGTGGTAAACACTCATATAGATAAAACAAGATATAGCATGCCACACTTTGTGGATCCGGCCGAAGGAACAATTATAAAAAATTTAACAGACAATCCAGATAAGTATGAACCTATTGAGAGTAAAGAATACTTGACTTGGAGACTAGCTCAGAGTTATTAACACATGGTTTATAAATATATTAAAAGTTATGAAGACTTTCCAGTAAAAGGCGTAAGTTTTAAAGACATGTCTAGCTTATGCAATAGTGAAGGATTTAAAATCGCTAACGATTTTTTATCAGAAAACTTAATAAAATATACTAGTGAAAGTTATACTGATAAAATTATTGGAATTGATGCAAGAGGATTTATATTTGCTTCTGTATTTGCTGACAGAGTATCTCTTCCATTAGTATTGGCTAGAAAAAAAGGTAAGTTGCCGGGGAAAGTCGAATCTAAAACTTACGAATTAGAATACGGCGAAGCAACTATTGAAATAAAAAAAGATAGTATTGATAAAAAAGATAATATTATTATCATAGATGATTTATGTGCAACAGGCGGAACCATACTCGCAACTATTGACATGGTTAATAATTTAGGTGGTAAAGTTATTGCAGTAGGTTCTATAATTGATTTACCTAAGTTAGGTGGATCTGATAAAATAAAAGAAAGAAACATTCCGTTTTATAGAGCAGTATCGTATGTATGATAAACTTAACAGAAAATGCTAAAGACTACTTAAGCACCACCACCAAGAAAAATGGTAAGAAATACGCTTACCTCGGAGTTCTTGGTGGCGGTTGCTCTGGATTTCAGTACGAGTGGAGCATGACCGATGAAACAGATAAAGGTACTCTCATAGAAGATATACTAATTTTAGATAAAACTGCAGAATTATTTGTTATAGGTTGTACAGTAGATTATGTAACAGAATTTGGCGGTTCTTATCTCAAAGTAATAAATCCAAATGCTACAGCCCAGTGCGGCTGTGGAGAATCTTTCGCAGTCTAATTAACAAGTTAAGTGAAAACTTGTTTACATTTATGAAAAAGTGTGGTATAATAATTACATAATGGCATTCTATACAAACGTTTTAAGATTTAAAAATAATATATTCTATCGTGGCTACGATAATAATGGCGATCGTGTTATGAAAAAAGATCACTTTCAGCCAACATTCTTTGTTACCTCTAAACAAGAAAGTAATTACAAAGGTCTCGATGGTAACACAGTATCTCCACTAGATTTTCCAAGCATGTACGAAGCCAATCAATGGCTAAGACAAAATATTGATGTTAGTGGTAGAAACATATATGGCAACAAAAAATTTGTACAGCAATATATTACCGAAAAGTTTCCAAGAGATATAGAGTTCAATCGTGATAATATCAATGTAGGTACTTTTGATATTGAAACAGATTATGACAATGGCTTTCCGCATCCAAGTGAAGCAAGCCAAACTGTTTTATCAATAACATATAAGTCTAGTAAATTTTCTACATATCACGTTTGGGGCTATGGAGATTTTGATACAGATAAAGCTCTTATAAAAGATGTCAAGTACGTTAGATGTAATAGCGAGGAAGAACTTCTTAGAAAATTTTTACAATTTTGGTCGCATCCAGAAGTTGTACCAGATGTTATAACTGGCTGGAACGTAAGATTTTTTGATATACCATACTTAGTTAATCGAGTATCAAAAGTTTTAGGTATTGGCGAGATATTAAAGTTTTCCCCTTGGGGCCTCAACTTAGAGGCCCGCGAAATTGTAAAGCGTGGAAAGACCGAGGTCATATATGAGATCCCTGGTATCCAGTGCTTAGATTACATGGAACTGTTTCAAAAGTTTGGTTATAGTTATGGTCCACAAGAATCATATGCGTTAAATCATATTGCATACGTCGTACTTGGCGAGAAGAAACTTTCATATGAAGAATCAGGTTCACTTAAAAATTTATACAAAGATGATTATCAAAGGTACATTGATTATAATATGAAAGACGTGCAACTCGTCGACAGGCTCGAAGAAAAGATGGGATTGATTACTTTGGCTATGACTATAGCTTATAAAGGCGGTGTTAACTATCAAGATACTTTTGGCGTTACCGCAATATGGGAATCAATCATATATCGTAGACTTAATCAACGTAAAATTGTAGTTCCTGTACAAAGACAAGAAATGCCGTACAGACCATTTGAAGGTGGCTATGTTAAAGAACCACAAATTGGTAGACATAAGTGGGTAGTGTCTTTTGATTTAAATTCGCTTTATCCAAACTTAATCGTGCAATATAATATGTCTCCAGAAACTATAGTCAATCAGTCAGAAACTGATGGCGTTGGTTACTATCTAGCTGGTAAGTCAGTATCAAGCGAATACTCAGTTGCTGCTAACGGCTCAACTTATCGTAAAGACTTTCAAGGTGTTGTACCTCAAATTATTAAAGAATATTATGATGAACGCGTATCAGTAAAAAACATGATGATTGCATCTCAAAAGCAAATACAAAACCAACATACGTTTGAGCTTGAAAAAGAAATCAATACTTTAGAAAATAGACAAATGGCTATTAAAATTCTACTTAATAGTTTATATGGCGCATTAGGTAACAAACACTTTCACTATTTTGATATTAGACTTGCAGAAGGCGTAACTAAATCTGGTCAGCTCGCGATACAATGGGCTGAAAAAGCTATGAATGCTGGTATGAATGATATTCTTAAGACAGAAGATGATTATGTTATTGCTATCGATACAGATTCTTTATACGTTAATTTTGGTCCATTAGTCGAAAAGTTTAAGCCAAACAATCCTGTAACTTTTCTCGATAAAATATGCAAAGAACATTTTGAGACATTATTACAAAAAGCTTACGATAAGTTATTTGATAACATGAATGCATATGAAAAAAGAATGGTCATGGCAAGGGAAGGTATATCAGACAGCGGCATCTGGACTGCAAAGAAAAGGTACATACTTAACGTACATAACAATGAAGGTGTTCAATATAAAGAACCTAAACTTAAGATCATGGGTATTGAAGCAATTAAGTCTTCTACACCAGAAGTTGTACGTGGCAAGTTTAAAGAAATATTTAAGTTAATAATATCGGGTACAGAAAAAGACACTCAAAGCTATATTCAAGATTTTAAACAAAAGTTTAAATCGCTATCTCCAGAAGAAGTCGCTTTTCCTAGACGAGTTACTAATATTACTGATTGGTATGCTAGAGATACTATTTACAAAAAAAGCTGTCCAATACATGTAAGAGGCTCATTGTTGTTTAATCATCATATTAAAAAACTTAAATTACAAAACAAGTATGAACTTGTAACAAATGGCGATAGAATAAAATTTTGTTATTTAAAATTACCAAATGCCATAAAAGAAAACGTCATATCATTTCATGAGGCTTT